TCGAAGCCGAAGCTGAAGCTTTCGCCAAAGAAGTTGAAGACAGAAAGAGCGCTAGGGATATGTATAAAGACGATGCGCTTATTCAAAAAATCCTTGCTACGCTATTTACAGCAGCGTACTTTGGATTAAGCTTTATGATGTTTAGATACTTTGTAATAGGTGATATAAATATGGGCGAGTTTGAAATAAGCTTTGTCTCTACAATATTTGGCGCTATGAGTGCTAAAGTAAATACGGTGGTCGATTTCTTTTTCGGCGGATCGTCTAAGAAAAATGAACAACAACAAAATAACAATAAATAATTATGGGAATAAATTCACAAGGAGTTGCGTATAACTTCGGGCAATTAGGTAGCGCAATAACAGATAGTACAACTGTACCATTAAGAGCTCCAAAAGGAATGGTTATAATAGCAATAACGTCTTTAGATGATACTACAGCTTTTACTGCTGATGCAACTGGATTAGTATCTGTAACAGAGTCTGGTAGACTTGCTGCCCCAGAGTTTTTCAATACTGCTAATGCCGCTAATGACACTGGTGACACTACATCAACTGCATCAACATCTGGATCTAGTACTACACTAACGCTTGGTGCTGCTAATTCAGATATAAGTGTTGGTATGATAATAGAGTCAATGGGTGATAATGATATACCAGTTAGCTTAACAGCTCCTACAACTGTAGCAGCTTACGACGGGGCAACTACTGTAACTATGTCAGCTGCTCATAACGTTAGCTCACAAACAGTAGGATTTTTTCATCCTAACAATAGTACTGGTAGAGGTGGTTTGACAATGGATAATAGTGATACTATACCAGCTGGATGTACTATATATGGAAGATATAGTTCTTTATTACTAGATGCTGGTAGAGTAATAGTTTATTTTGGTAAGTAATGGGATTAGGTAATAGTCGTAGTTTAGGCCAAGCTAAAGGTAAAAGTATATCTGTAATAAACAAAAGATTTAAAGAAGTAAAAGCAGCTTCAGGCTTTATAGCCTTTCAAGGTTCAGCTTTGCAAGGCAGTGCGGCTTGCCCTCTTCACAACTCTAACGTTAATGTAACTTATTATCATAATGGTAGCTCTGGGCTTCCTGGTGTTGGTGAAAAAATTTATACTAAACAACGAGAAAATGATAGGTTTATATTAACTCAAGCTAATAAGCATATTAAAGCTGTAGATAGAGGAACATACTATAGCATAGAATACAAAGCTGGTGTTGTAGCTAGAGTAACACGCTGTCCTTAATAATAATTAAATAAAATAAAATAAAATGAGTAAAAAAGAAAAGTTGGTTGACTTAAAACCAGAGGTAGATAAAATATCTGATGAACACTTAAAACAACTGCAAGAAGTTGTTAATGTTGTAAACAACCTACAATTTAAAGTAGGGCAACTAGAAGGACAAAAACATAACTTGTTACACGAATTAGGATTATCTCAAAAAAAGATAATTGATATGCAGGATATGTTTTCAAAAGAATATGGCACTTTTGATATTAACGTTGTTGATGGAACTATTAATAAAAAGAAAAATGAAAAATAATATCATTAGAAAAATAACAATAGGTAAAGATTACAAAAACGATTCTATGCACTACGCTGTAGATCAAGAAGTTTATGGTGGGCACAAAATTTGCGATATAGTAGAAGAAGAAGATAAGTATTCTATATACATAAGAAAAGACAAGGTTGTTATACCTTGGAAAGACTTTAATAAGAATATGGCTATATCAGTAGAGTATAACTTAGAATATTAATGAATGCTTACAAAGATTATATTATCGAGCCTATTGGTGATAGGTATAATAACAGTGTACGAGTTGATGACAAAGAACTAATATTAAACACTGAAATATTTAATCATCAATATATAAATAGACTTGCAAAGGTTATCGCTACTCCACTATTATTTCAATCACCTGTTAATGTAGGTGATGAAGTAATAGTACATCATAACATATTTAGAAGATGGCATGATGTTAAAGGTAGAGAAAAAAATAGTAGATCATACTGGAAAGAAAATAAATATATAATATCAGAAGATCAAATATATTTATACAATAACAAAGCTATGCCTGGGTTTAGTTTTGTAAAACCATTAAAAGCTATAGATAAATTTAATGCTGAAACAGAAAGACCATTAGTAGGTGTAGTTAAATATTCTGATGGCAGTTTTAACATAAATGATTTAGTAGGATTTGCACCTAGCATGGAGTATGAGTTTATTATAAACGGAGAAAGATTATATAGAGTTATGAATAAATTTATTACAATTAAATATGAATATCAAGGAAACGAAGAAGAATATAATCCAAGCTGGGCAAAAAGCAGTTGAAGAACTTATTAAAGTTGCTAAAGAGCCTATAGTTGATAGTGATGATGATATATCAGCTGATAGATTAAAGAACGCTGCAGCCACAAAGAAACTAGCTATATTCGATGCTTTTGAAATACTTAATCGTATAAACGAAGAAGAGAATATGCTTGAAGGTAAAGTTGAAGAAAAAAAAGAAGTTAAGTTTAAAGGCTTTGCAGAAGGTAGATCAAAATGAAATACGAACAAAGCTTGTACAAAATAGTAGAACCAATAAGGTTAAATACTATTAAAAGATTAAATAAAAGTAAGAAGTGGGAGTACGGATATAATAAAGAAAACGATGTAGTTGTTATATCTAAGACTGGAACAATAGGTGACGTTATAGAAATACAAGGTTTACAAATAGCTTTGCCTAAGCAACCTAAAGAAATATATAGTTGTAGTAATATAAAGTCAGAGCAAAAGTGGAAACAATTTCCAGCTAACCCTGCTTTTAAAAAAATAAAAACTGTATTTGATTGGCAAGATTATCCAGATGATTTTAAACAAGATCATTACGAGTATATAGACGAAGAGTTTAAAAGAAGAGAAGAAGGTTTTTGGTTTATGAATAACGGTAAACCAACCTACATAACAGGAACACACTACATGTATTTACAGTGGAGTAAAATAGATGTAGGTGCACCAGATTATAGAGAAGCTAATAGATTATTCTTTATATTCTGGGAAGCTTGTAAAGCAGATAAAAGAAGTTACGGGATGTGTTATTTAAAAAATAGACGTTCTGGTTTTTCTTTTATGAGTTCAGCTGAAACTGTTAATTTAGCTACGTTAGCTAGTGATAGTAGATTTGGTATATTATCTAAGACTGGTGCTGATGCAAAGAAAATGTTTACGGACAAAGTAGTGCCTATTAGTTTAAATTATCCTTTCTTCTTCAAGCCAATACAGGACGGTATGGACCGACCAAAGTCCGAGCTCGCTTACAGGGTACCTGCTAAAAAGTTTACTCGTAGAAAAATACGTGAGCGTGAGGAGATGGACGACGTTGAAGGGCTTGATACAACTATAGACTGGAAAAATACAGGTGATAATAGTTATGACGGTGAAAAGTTAAACTTATTAGTTCACGATGAAAGTGGTAAGTGGGAAAGACCTGATAATATAAAGAACAACTGGAGAGTTACAAAAACCTGCTTACGATTAGGTAGTAGAGTAGTTGGTAAATGTATGATGGGAAGTACTAGTAACTCACTTGATAAAGGTGGTGATAATTTTAAAGACTTATATAATAATTCAGATGTTACAAAACGAAATCGCAATGGACAGACTAAGTCAGGATTATATTCTTTGTTTATCCCTATGGAATGGAACTATGAAGGATTTATTGATGAATTTGGACAACCCGTGTTTAACACTCCTAGCAAATCATCGTTTGATCCTCACGGCTTAGAAATAGATCAAGGTGTTATAGATCATTGGGAAAATGAAGCTGAAGGTTTAAAAGACGATCAAGATGCTTTAAACGAGTTTTATCGACAATTTCCTAGAACTGAAGAGCACGCATTTAGAGATGAGACAAAAAATAGTTTATTTAATCTTATAAAAATATATGAGCAAGTAGATTATAATGAAGGAAATAAAAACTCTTCAGTAATAACAACTGGAAACTTTCAATGGCTAAATGGAAAGAAAGACACACTGGTTACATTTAACCCAAATCCCAACGGTAGATTTAATATAAGTTGGGTACCAGGTAATAAATTACAAAATAACGTTATATTAAAAAATGGCGTAAGATATCCAGGCAATGAACATATGGGCGCTTTTGGCTGTGACTCATACGATATATCTGGAACAGTAGATAGTAAAGGATCGAAAGGTGCTTTGCATGGATTAACTAAATTCTCAATGGAAGATGCTCCAGCAAATACTTTTTTCCTTGAATATATAGCAAGACCACAAACGGCTGAAATATTTTTTGAAGACGTTTTAATGGCATTAGTCTTTTATGGCATGCCGATACTTGCAGAGAATAACAAACCAAGATTATTATACTATTTAAGAAGAAGAGGATATAGAGGCTTTAGTATGAATAGGCCTGATAAAGTTTGGAACAAATTATCAGTAGCAGAAAAAGAAGTTGGTGGTATACCCAACTCAAGCGAAGACATAAAACAAGCCCATGCAGCCGCTATTGAAATGTATATCAACGACCATGTTGGATTATTACAAGATGGTACTTATGGTACAATGTATTTTAATAATACTTTAAATGATTGGTCTAAATTTGATATAACTAGAAGAACTAAGTATGATGCTTCAATAAGCTCTGGTTTGGCTATAATGGCTTGCAATAGACATTTATACAGACCAAATCCAGATTTAAAAAGGCAAGTGGTAAGTTTAAATATATCAAAATATAATAATAAAGGATTTTCATCACAGATAATTAAAAATAAAATATGAGACTAGAACACTCTATAAATTTCCCATCACAAGCAGTTAGCGATTTAGAAAAGCTTAGCGAAGAGTATGGATTAAAAGTAGCAAGAGCAATAAGGCACGAATGGTTTTCTGGAACCACGTCTAAATACAATAGTTATAAAAACAACTTTCATACATTACGCTTATACGCTAGAGGCGAGCAATCAATTCAAAAATATAAAAATGAATTATCTATAAATGGTGATTTATCATACCTTAATTTAGATTGGAAACCTGTTCCAATTATTCCTAAGTTTGTTGATATTGTTGTAAACGGTATGGCACAAAGGAATTACGAAATAAATTGTTTTTCACAAGACCAGTATGGCGTAAGTAAAAGAACCGAGTATATGGAGTCTTTATTACGTGACATGCAAACAAGAGGTTTTAATGATAAAGCTAAAGAATTGTTTGATATAGATCTTTATGAAAACGATCCTGACACATTACCAGATACAGAAGAGGAATTACAACTACATATGCAGCTTAACTATAAGCAAGCTGTAGAGTTAGCTGAAGAGCAAGCGTTGAATGTGCTAATGGAAAACAGTGATTATGATTTAGTGAGAAGAAGAGTTTTATATGATTTAACTGTATTAGGTATTGGTGCTACAAAAACTACATTTGATTTTAGTAGTGGGGCAAAAGCTGAATATGTTGATCCAGCTAATTTAGTTTATTCTTACACTGATTCGCCTTATTTTGATGATATATATTATGTTGGTGAAGTAGTTGACCTACCAATAAATGAATTAGTAAAAGAATTTCCTGAGTTAACAGAAGAAGATATAAAAGACATAACAGATAAAAGACATTATCCATATAACTATAATAAAAATGACGACAAAAACAAAGTGCAAGTAATTTATTTTAATTACAAGACACATATGAATAATGTTTATAAATTAAAAACTACAGCTGCTGGCGGTGAAAAGGTAATACAAAAAGATGATACGTTTAATCCTCCTGAAAATAAAGAAGGTAATTTTGAGAAACTAGAAAGAGTTATTGAAGTCTTGTATGAAGGTGTTTACTTAGTGGGCGCTGATAGAATATTAAGATGGAGAATGTGTGATAATATGATGCGTACTGATTCTGAGTTTAGTAGCGTTAAAATGAATTATCAAATTGTAGCGCCTAGAATGTATGAAGGTAGAATAGAATCATTAGTAAGTAGAATAACTAGCTTTGCTGATATGATACAATTAACTCACTTAAAGCTTCAGCAAGTAATGGCTCGTATGGTACCAGACGGTGTTTATCTTGATGTTGATGGTTTAGCTGAGGTTGACTTAGGTAATGGCACTAATTACAATCCGCAAGAAGCTTTAAACATGTTCTTCCAAACTGGTAGTGTAGTTGGTAGAAGTTTTACTTCAGAAGGTGATGGTAATCCTGGTAAAGTACCTATACAGCAAATTAATAATGGTGTTAATAGTGGTAAGATGCAAAGTTTAATTCAAAACTATAACTATTATCTGCAAATGATAAGAGATACAACCGGGTTAAATGAAGCAAGAGATGCTAGCACGCCAGATAGAAACGCTTTAGTTGGTGTACAAAAAATAGCAGCTGCTAATTCTAATACGGCAACTAGACATATATTACAATCAATGTTATACATAACGGCTGAGGTTGCAGAGTGTTTGTCACTTCGTATAGCAGACATAATAGAATACTCACCGACTAAAGAAGCTTTTATAAGAGCGCTTGGTGCTCATAATGTAGCTACATTAAGTGAGATGAGTGAGTTGCATTTATATGACTTTGGTATATTTATAGAGTTAATGCCAGATGAAGAAGAAAAAGCTATATTAGAAAATAATATACAAGCAGCATTACAGCAAAAAACAATTGAGTTAGATGATGCTATTGATTTACGTAATGTTAGAAACTTAAAACTAGCTAATCAATTATTAAAAGTAAAAAGAAGAAAGAAACAAGAAAGAGATCAGCAGTTGCAGCAACAAAACATAGAGGCTCAATCAAAAGCTAATCAACAGGCACAGCAGGCAGCCGCGCAAGCTGAAATGCAAAAGAACCAACAAAAAATGCAAATTGACGCACAGCTAGAGCAAACAAGAAACCAAATGAAAATACAATACTTACAGCAAGAGGTTCAATCAAAAAAAGAACTTATGCAGTTTGAGTTTGATTTAAACTCTAGATTAGAAAGTATGAAACAGCAAAATAACAATCAAGTTGAAGGCATGAGAGAAGATAGAAGAGATCAAAGAATAGATCAACAAGCTGCTAGACAAATGGAAATGATTGATAGAAGAAACGCTCAAAAAACTGAAGGTCAACCGCTTAAAAAGTTTGAATCGTCAGGTAATGATATACTTACGGGAGGAGCGAATATGGATAAATTTGAAGTTTAATATTTTATAAAATTTTATTATGATAGAACAAAATGAAGAAGTTGTTGAAGAAACAACTGACTCCGTTGAAGAGACAACAGAGGATAATACAGAGCAACCAATAGAAGAGGTTGTTGAAAATACAATAGATGAATCTAAATTTGACAGCGCCGACGACCCAGGCGTTATAAAAGTTGATTTAGATAAACCACCACCTGTTATTGAAAAACAAGAGGAAGGTATAACAAAAGTAAACATAGAAGAAAAGCCTACAGAAGAAATAACAAATGAAGAAGTTCCAGTAATAGAAGAAATTACTGTAGAAGATTTAAAAGATAAAGAAGTTGTAGAACAAAAAGTAGAACAAGCAATTGAAGAAACTGTAGCTACCGGAAAGCCTTTGCCAGAAAATATACAAAAGCTTGTAGATTTTATGGATGAAACTGGAGGTGATATAAACGACTATGTAAGATTAAACAGAGACGTAAGCGAAATGGATGACTCTGACGTATTAGATGAATACTACCAAATGTCTAAACCTCATTTAACAGCTGAGGAAAGAAATTTTTTATTAGAAGACACATTTGGTGTTGATGAAGAAGTTGACGACGATAAAACAATACGTAAAAAGAAAATAGCCCTTAAAGAGCAAGTTGCCGAGGCTAAAGCCTATTTAGACGGGCAAAAGTCTAAGTACTATGATGAAATTAAAGCTGGGTCAAAGTTGACACCTGAACAACAGGAGGCAATTAATTTTTATCATAAATATAATGAAGATTCTGAAAATCAAAAGAAGATTACGCAGAAGAGCAAGAGAACATTTTTAAATAAAACTGATAGTTTCTTTGGACAAAATTTCAAAGGTTTTGAATATAATGTTGGAGACAAAAGATATAGGTTTAATGTTAAAGATGTTGATAAAGTAAAGACAACGCAAAGCGATCTTAATAATTTCGTAAACAAGTTTGTTGGCGAAGATAATGTTACTATTGAAGACGCAGCTGGTTATCACAAGTCTTTATTTACTGCTATGAATCCTGATGCTATAGCTAAACATTTTTATGAACAAGGCAAAGCAGATGCTATTAAAGGGCAAATTGCAAGAGATAAAAATATAAATGTTGAACCTAGAAAAACACACGGCGAAGTAAACGTCGGTGGGATTAAAGTTAGAGCTTTAGGCGAATCTTCTTCTGAGATGAAAAACAGATCTTTTAAAATTAGAAAAAGAAAATAATTAATAATTTAAAAAGAATATATTATGGCAATTACAAATGGAGGTTTGTTAAATAGTACGCCATCGGTTACTAAACAAACTTTACAATCAAACTATTTGGATCTAGCCAACAGCGCAAATGCTGGCTGGAGCCAACAATACATTCCTGATCTAATGGAGAGAGAAGCAGAAGTTTTCGGACCGAGAACTATTTCTGGTTTCTTATCTAAAGTTGGAGCGGAAGAAGCTATGCAAGCTGATCAAGTTGTGTGGTCTGAACAAGGTAGATTACACTTATCATATACTGGACAGATTACTGACGGTGATGCTGGTACTGTAGCTGGTGGGCAAATTACACTAGCTAAAGATATTGATGGTAATGATTTATCTAGCAACGAGCATGGTATTAGAGTAAATGATACTGTTATTGTTGCTTCATCAGAAGCAGTAGCAAAATGTATTGTTACTAAAACTAATGTTGGATCAAGTTACGTTATTGAGGTTGCTCCTTATGGTAGAGCTACTTTAAACGCTGCTGGTTTCACTGACAATCAAGGTGCTAATTCTGTTACTGTATTAGTTTACGGTTCTGAGTACAGAAAAGGCGATAACTATCAAGGTCTCGATACAAGACAAGCTAATCAACCAGGTTTTAAATCTTTTACTAATAAACCAATTATTATGAAAGACTACTACGAAGTATCAGGATCTGACACTTCAAAAATCGGTTGGGTAGAAGTTTCATCTGAGCAAGGACAGTCAGGGTATCTTTGGTACTTAAAAGCTGAATCTGACACTAGAGCTAGATTTAACGACTACGTTGAAATGGCAATGTTAGAAGCAAAAATGGGTGGTGATGCTTCAGACGTTATGTCTGGTGCTGAGGTTGCTGCAGATGACTTAGTTGATGACTACTTAGAGGGTGAATCAGCTACTTACTCTGGAGCTCTTCACGGAACTCAAGGTTTATTTGATGCTATTGAATCAAGAGGTAACATTACTTCTGGTGTAACTGGTGTTAACGCTGCTACTGATTTGGCTGAGTTCGATGCTATATTAGCTGAGTTTGACAAGCAAGGTGCTATTGAAGAATACATGATGTTTGTAAACAGATCAACTAGTTTAGCTATTGATGACATGTTAGCTTCAATGAATTCTTACGGAGCTGGAGGTACTTCTTACGGAGTATTTGACAACGACGAAGACATGGCGTTAAATTTAGGTTTCTCAGGATTTAGAAGAGGTTCTTATGACTTCTACAAATCTGACTTTAGATACTTAAATGATAAAGCTACAAGAGGTGGTATTAACGATGCTGCTGGATCGAATGCTATTAGAGGTGTTATGATTCCTGCTGGAGTATCAACTGTATACGACCAATCTGTAGGTTCAAGCATGAAAAGACCTTTCTTACACGTTAGGTTTAGAGCTTCTCAAACAGACAATAGAAAAATGAAAACTTGGACTACTGGTTCTGTTGGAGCTGCTACATCAGCGCTTGATGCAATGCAACTTCACTTTTTAACTGAAAGATGTTTGATCACTCAAGGTGCTAACAACTTTATGTTAATGAAGTAAGACTATTTATTTATAAGGGCGGTCACGTATCGCCCTTATATTTTTATTAATTATATTATATATTATATTATGGCAAAGAAAAAAATAACTAAGGTTGAAGAACCTATAGTTGAAGAAACAGTGGTTGTTGAACAACCTAAGGTTAAAGTTCCTGAAATAAAAGCTAAACCAAAAGATACTTGGGAAATAAAAGATAGAACTTATTTTTTAAAAGGTAGACAAAAGCCTTTGACTAGAAGTATAAAAGCTTCTAATATTTATTGGTTTGATGAAGAAAAAGGTTATGAAAGAGAGCTTAAGTACTGTGAAAATCAAAGAACTTGTTTTGTTGATGAAATGAAAGGTGATCAAAGATTATCGCATATTGTTTTTAGAAACGGAGCATTGTTTGTACCAAAAGAAAAAACAGTATTACAAAAACTATTATCTCTTTATCACCCACTAAGAAAAAATACTTATTTTGAACATAAGCCTAAAGTTATAGCAGAAAATCATTTAGAGATACTTGAAATGCAAACTGACGCTTTAATAATGGCTAGACAAATGGACATTGATATGGCTGAAGCTATTATGAGAGTAGAAAAAGGATCTGCTGTATCTAAATTAAGCTCTAAAGAATTAAGAAGAGATTTATTATTATTTGCTAGAAGTAACCCAGCGTTATTGTTAGAATTAGCAAAAGATGATAACGTTCAACTTAGAAACTTTGGCATCAAAGCTGTAGAGAACAATATAATAAAACTATCACAAGATCAAAGACACTTTGAGTGGGGATCTACTGGTAGAAAAATTATGACAGTTCCTTTTGATGAGCATCCATATACCGCGCTAGCTCATTGGTTTAAGACTGATGAAGGTATGGAAATTTATTCTAATATAGAAAAAAGAATGAATTAGTAATTTTAAACAATATTAATAGCCACTCATTTTGGGTGGCTATTTTTATTTAGGGGCTAACCTTCCGCTTTATTATGTAACTATAATATAGTAAAATAGAAACAAATGGCAGTAGACGTAAACAGTGTATATCAAAAAGTATTAGCGCTAGCTAATAAAGAACAAAGAGGTTATGTAACACCTCAAGAATTTAATTTATTTGCTGATAAGGCTCAGTTAGAAATATATGAAAGCTATTTTCATAAAATTAAAATGACTGAAATGAAGCCTAAAACTCAAACTAGCTACTCCGATGAACTTGAGATATTAGAAGAAAAGCTACATCCGTTTCACATAGACACAAATGTAGAGACTAGCAATGCTAGCTTAACGTTGCCAACTGATATATACAAAATGATAGGCATTACTAGATCTGGTAATAAAGTAACTCAAGTAAATAAAAGTCAAATATCTTATACTGAAAACCATCCTTTAATAAAAGCAACTACTAATAGATCTGTTTTTGTTAGAGAAGATTCTAATACAGTAACAATACATCCAGCACCTTCTTTAATATCTGAAACTTTTGAAGTTAGTTATTATAAAAAGCCAACTAGCCCTAAGTGGACTTATGTAGTTTTAAACGGAAAAGCCTTGTACAATGCTAATGCTAATGATTTACAAAACTTTGAGCTACACGCGTCTGAAGAAGAGAATTTAGTATACAAAATACTAATGTTAGCTGGACTAATAATGAAACAACCTGATGTACAGCAAGCTGCTGCCGCAGGTATAGAAATGAATAAACGAGAACAAAATAGTTAAACATGGGACTACTAGACGGAACAACTCAATCATCTTACTATAACTCTGATAATAGTGCTAATTACGGTAACTATCAGTTTGTTACTTTAGAAAATATTATAAATGCTTTTATGTATATATATGTAGGTGAAGGTAAAATTATATCAAAAGTTAATAGAACTGACGTGCAGTTTCATGCTATGCGAGCTATACAAGAGTTAACATATGATATTTTAAAATCTTTTAAATCTCAAGAAATAGAAGTACCTAACACTTTATCAATGATACTACCTCAAGATTATGTTAACTATATAAAAATAGTTAGGGTTGGTAGCGATGGTTTAGAAAGAATTTTATATCCAGCTAGTAGAACATCAGACCCTTTTGCGATATCACAAGGTGACGATGGCAGTTATCAATTTACTGGTAACGATTTAACAGAGCAAACACCTAGTAATACTTCTCAAAGCTTTGAAAACCAAACGCCAGTCAACTATCAGTTATATGATATTAACTATGCTAACGACGTAGAGATATCGACAGAAGGTAGAAGATATGGTTTAGACCCTCAATACTCTCAAATAAATGGTAGTTATTTTATAGATAATTTAAGGGGTTTAATAAAGTTTAGTTCTTCACTAGCAGGAGAAACAATAATACTTCATTATGTTAGTGATGGTTTAGGTACCGATTCTGAAATGGTAGTACATAAATTCTGCGAAGAAGCTTGCTATAAACACATAATGTATGGTATATTATCTACAAGATCTAATATACCAGAATATGTAGTTCAAAGATATAAAAAAGAAAGATTTGCTGAAACTAGAAAAGCAAAAATTAGATTATCAAATATTAAAATAGAAGAATTTACACAAGTACTAAAAGGTATGGGTAAACAAATTAAGTAATTATGCCGGAAATTAAACACAATTTTACAGCCGGTAAAATGAACAAAGATCTCGATGAGAGATTAGTTCCTAACGGCCAATACAGAGATGCTTTAAATATACAAGTTAGAACTACTGATGGTGATTCTGAAGGCGTGGGTAATGCAGGTGTCGTACAAAATTTACAAGGTAACTCTCATATTAGTGATGGTAGTGCAAGTAACGACGGTGCTTATAATTCTGTGTCTTACGTTACGTTATCAGACGGTACTATACCTTCTACAAAAATAATTGGTAGTGTAGCCGATGAAAAAAGTGATAAAGCTTATTTCTTTGCTGCCGCTCCAGATATTGCTAAAACAACAGTAACAAATATAACACAAGCTACTTCACAAACGCAAAAAGTTTTTGTCGATAGTATAGTAGAAGTAGACACAGTTGCACAAACTTCTAGATCAATATTTGTAGATAGATTTGCTGTAATGGGACAGAAGCAAGATGTTTTTAATATGTCAGGCGCTGATATAAGCCCAGATCCTTATTTAACAAATGGTGCAACTCAAAGTACGCCAGCTAATGGATATGACCAAATAACGGTAATAGACGCTGATACGTATAGAGTAGGTATGGTTATGTTTGCTCAGAATAGTAGTAATGATCATTTACTTTTTACTGATGGTGTGCCTGGTGTAGAAATAGTAGATTTAAATTCAACCACAAATACACTTACATTGGCCGCACAGCAAACAGGTGATTTAAACACAGGTGTTGCTTTTAAATTTATTCACAAAGAAAGAGTTTTAAACTTTAGACAAGACAAACTAATAACAGGTATAAATGTTATAGACGATTTATTATTTTTTACAGATGGTAACGATGAGCCTAAAAAAATAAATATAAAAAGATCAAAAGCTGGTACAGATACTAACTACAACCAAACTCAACTTTACGTACAAAATCCAGTAAATTTATCTGATGAAAATGATTTAATTATTATTAGTGATTTAGAAAATGTTATAACTTCAGATATAAAAAAAGAACACATTACAGTAATACGTAAAGCCCCAAAATCAGCACCAACTTTACTGATGAGGGAGAAAGAAAGAGACGGTGCTATTTCAGGATTTATAAACGACTTTTCTTTTATTGATGAAAATTCGGTACCTTCAGTTCCTATAGAAGGAAGCATAAAAACGATACAGTTTCCAGCTGGCGTAGAAATTTTAAATGGTGATACCTTTAAATTCACTAGTGCTAATGACAATTTTGATCCAATTGTAATTATAGGTACTGTAGATACCCAAGCGTTTAATTTTAATTTAGAAGAAAATACTTATACTGTTGTGCTAAGTTTTGTAGACGCGGCTTTATCAAATGACAATCCAAGTGATTGGGAGTTTAAATTAGAGCAAAAAAGACCTTTATTTGAAACTAAATTTGGTAGATTTGGTTATAGATATAAATACGAAGACAACGAGTGTTCTTCATTTTCTCCTTTTTCAGAATTAGCTTTTTTACCTGGTGATTTTTCTTATACAGCTAGTCAAGGATTTAATGATGGTATGACTAATAATGTTAGAGAGCTAATTATAACAGGTTTTATACCAGACATATCAATAAGGCCTATCGACGTAAAAGCTATAGATATACTTTGGAAAACGACAGATAATGCCAATGTATATATAATAAAAACTATAACTAGAGGATTTGATGCTGAGTGGAAAAATTTTACAGATGAAAATGAAATAAATACAGGAGAGCTACAAATAAGCTCTGAGATGATACATAGAGTACTTCCTTCAAATCAATTACTAAGATCTTGGGATAACGTTCCTAAGACCGCTGTGTCTCAAGAAATAACAGGTAATAGACTTGTTTACGGAAACTATTTACAAGGCTATGATTTAAAATACCCAGCGGGATTAACCCAATCAATAATATCAGACTCAATATCTTTCCCAGCTCCAGCTAAGTCAGTTAAAACAGATAGAGAATATAAATTTGGTATTGTTATTGGTGATAAGTATGGTAGAGAAACCCCTGTTATAGCATATGGCTATGAAGATGATAACGGTAATGATAACTCAGGTAGTATATATTTAGATAAAAACTTCAGTGACTTTAGTAATAGATTTAGTTTACAACAAAATTGGGGAGGTAATCCAACTGCATTTCTTTATAATGGTAAACCTTGGATTGAGTATATTAAATACTATGTAAAAGAAACGTCTAATGAGTATCACAATTTAGTGATGGATAGGTGGTATGATGCTGGAGATGGTAATGTTTGGTTAGCCTTTGCTTCTGCTGATAGAAATAAGGTTGATGAAGAAACTTATTTAATATTAAAAAACGAACACGGAACTCAAGTTCCAGTAAAAGAAGAAGCTAGGTATAAAATATTAGCTATAGAAAATGAAGCGCCTGATTATATTAAAACTAATAAAAATGATTACGCGCTTATTCTAATAAACAGAAATAATGTTTACACTAATGATATTGCAACTGTTACAAGTGGTGTTCCAGACAAATTAATAAACCAGACTGTAATTAGAACAACAGACGGTGCTTGGGAAGAATTAAGAATAACTGACGAAAAATTTAAAGGTACTAAAAAAGTAAGGATAGTCGGTCAGTTTACAACAAGTAATGGAGCAATAGTTAAAGCTTTTAGTCCTTTTAAAGTTGTTACTAAAGTAGCAACTAATGGCAGTAACGGTGATGGTACACTTGTATTAAAAGATACTTTTTCACAATCTGAAGTAGATATGTTTCAAAAAATATCTGCTATTATTGAAGATCCTTCTGAAATAACTACTGCAAACGTAGACAATTATGATGATCCTGACGCAATTAAATATTATATTGAACTTAGAGATGAAGTTGTAGAAAATAAACCTCAGTTTGATGGTAGATTTTTTGTTAAAATAAAAAAAGATAACACGTTACGATCTAGAGTTTTAAACGAAACATCTGGACTATATAATATTATAGACACCTATGAAATAGGTTATATATCAAGTACGGCTAATAACCCTGCTACTGTTGGTGATTTTGCTGGTGCAGCCTGGCCAGCTGATTCTGTATTTACATCTACTAATATTGAAGATCTTATAGCTGCTCCAAATTATCCAAACGCTGCAACACAAAGTGATTTAGATGTTCTAGAGGAAATTGTAGAACCCTATATAGGCCAACCTTTTGATGATGAATCGGGCCCTAAACCTGTACCTAGAGTTGGGCCAGGTGATCCAGTGGAAACAGAAAATTTTTGGAACTGGTGGTACAGTCAAGGTGAAGACTATTTAAACGATAGCGCAAGTCAAGAGCAAACAAATACTGCTAGAACTACAAATATATTTATTGACGAAATAACAGCGCATACTGGTTATCAAATAGCGTATCCTTCTGATATTTTCTTGAGCACTGTTAATGGTTTTGGATTGCAAGTGATGCCGTATTTTTCTCATGGAGACGGAGGCATGCAAGACTTCGTTAGTGCTACTTGGTTAGATGAAGGTGTATCTCTTTATGCTAATAACCCAATAAGTGGTGATCTGGTATCGCTTAATAGTAATCAACCAGCTTTACATACTATATTTGGTTCTCATCAAGGATTAGAAGTTTTTACAACAGCAATGACTAGTGAAAATACCGTGTTTGACTGGGAGTCGGGAATATTACCTAATTGGAAACCTGTAGGTTTAGCACAAGGACCAGCTTTTAATGGTCTTAAAGGCCAACTTACTTTCTCAAGCGTAGGTACGCAAGATGGGTTTGCTAATGGTAAAGATGCTGTATTTAAATCTTTAATGCAAACAGAAGGTACGTTATTTAGATTCACGGCGGATCCTAATCGACATGTGTATCGTGTTTCTTTTATACAGCAAGATATTAATAACGCTATAAATAATCTACCGTTTACTGGTGATGCTAGCCCATATGAAGGTCCAGTTAATATTAATGCAAAAAATTTTTCAGCTAGTAGCACTGATAATTTAAATATAAGGCACTCTATAATTACTAGGTTTGCTAAGCTTGATCAAGATGGTGGTGCTATTGTTGGATCTGGTATAGATACTACCGTTTGGGATCCAAGAGGCGAAGTGTCTCATAATGGTATGGGTAGTTTTACTATAGAGATATTAGAAAGAATGCCTGACGAAGACTTGCAAGATGATAGTGTTATAACAAATTCAGCTTGTTGGGAAACAGAACCTAAAGAAGACGTTGGTTTAGATATTTATTATGAAGCTAGTGGTGCTATACCTATAGAGTTAAATAGTGGTAACATTCAATTATTTACTAAAGCTTCTACAAATTTAAAGAAAGCTAGTCAAGTTTTTGGCGTTAGAGTTAATTCTCAAAATGAGTCACAGCCTATAGCATTAAGCGGCCCAGCTTTTGCAATAGAAAATTATGGAGACGATGGGGTTAGAATACAAAAAAATATTAATGGTGTATTATCTGATTGCAAAGAGTTTTTTATAAATGATGAAATTAAATTTTTACATAAGGATGGAACTACTACTAGATCTAAAATATTAGATCATTACAAAGTAACGTCTTTTGCTAATGGCGTTAATATACCTATTTCTTCTGATGAATTAACTTTTACGTGTAGTATTGGAGCTGACCCAAGTCTACTAATAATAGATACAGAAACACTAAGTGGCGGTTTAGATGGCGTGTCTGCTGGAGACGAAGTAGTTTCAGAAGGATCAATAGCGCAAAACACGGTAGTTCAAAGCGTTGATTTGGCCGCTAATCTAATAACAATAAATTTAAACGCTTTAGTTTTTAATGCTAGTAATATAAATGTTACTATTATTAACAAAACTGGTGTATACAAGATAGATAAAGAAGTTTGGAACTACCCAACAGAATTAAGGTGGTTTAATTGTTATTCGTTTGGTAACGGAGTAGAGTCAGATAGAATACGCGATGACTTTAATGCACCAACAATAAATAATGGGATAAAAGTTTCTTCAACGTTTTTAGAATACGGTCAAGAAAGAATAGGTAGTGGATTAATACACTCAGGTTTGTATAATTCTATATCAAGTGTTAATGAGCTTAATCAGTTTAATATGGCTGAAAAAATTACTAAAAATTTAAACCCAGCATATGGTTCTATACAAGCTTTAAAGACTAGAGATACAGACTTAATTACTTTTTGTGAAGATAAAGTTTTAAGGGTGCTAGCAAATAAAGATGCTGTATTTAATGCTGATGGTAATACAAACTTAACTGCTACAAGTAAAACTTTAGGACAAGCTATACCATTTGCTGGGGATTATGGTATATCAAAAAACCCTGAGTCACTGGCTTATGACCAATATAGATTATATTTTTCGGATAAGCAAAGAGGTGCTGTATTAAGATTATCACAAGATGGTTTAACGCCTATATCTAATGTGGGCATGAAATCTTATTTTAGAGAGCACTTAAAACTTTGTGATGACTTAGTTGGAACCTTCGACGTAGTTAATGGTGAGTATAACTTAACTTTAAATATAGCAGAAGAGTATCAAGTAGAGTCAGTTACATGTCCCGATAGTGGTTGTGTAACCACACCAGCGATAAAACCAATAACAGTTTCGTTTAACGAAGGTAGTAAAGGTTGGGTTAGCTTTAAATCTTTCGTCCCTTCATCTGGAGTTTCTGTAAACGGAAAATATATAACTTCAAACACATATAAAATATACGAGCATTACGATGAAGATGTTAGTAGAAACACGTTTTATGATGATGATTTTGTCGCCTCAGAAATAGAAGTAGTATTCAACGATCAAGCTAGCGTAGTTAAATCATTTAAAACTGTAATTTATGAAGGATCTAAAGCTGCTATAAGTCAAATAACAACTCACACCGATGACGATGGCAATGTTATAGAAACTTACGCTGGCGCTAATGACGGCGATGGTGAGTACTATAATTTACAAGCAAGCACGGGTTGGCACGTAGATTTATTTAGTACTGATATGCAAGATGGTAAGCTATTTGAATTTATAAATAAAGAAAATAAATGGTTTAATAAAATAAGTGGAATACAAACCGCTATAGGTAATATTGATCCTAGTGAATTATCTTTACAAGGTATAGGCTTTCCATTAGAAAATCCTGTTGATGAAGGTACTACTACACCATCAACTCAAACAGAAGAAGAAGTTGTGGTTAGTACGCTTAATATAAATATTAATTTTCTCCCACTTGTTGGTCCTGATGGTTTCTTTTTCTTTCAGGCTAGCGGTGGTCAGCCTCCATATGTTTTTAATATTCAAGGGCCAAATGGTTATGAGAAAATAAGCCCTTCAGTTTCTTCTCAATATGGATTAAGTGGCCTTGTTTTCACTGAAGCATACACAACAATTGTTTCTAATCCTAATGGCGAAGGAGGCCCTGGTACTTACACAATAATAGTCACTGATGATGACGGTGCTCAAGGGCAGCTTATTTCAGTAATAAATCAAACAAATTATCCACCAGCGTAAAATATAAAAAATGGCTAATTACACATCAACAACACTTAAGTTTACTGAGAAAATAGGAGATTCTGTTATAGGTGGTAACATGATTACTTCTGGAACATTAACTATATCACCTAAGTCAGGTTATGTAGTAACAGCATCTGATTTTTCTATATCAACATTACCTGATAACGTCACATCAGTTGTTTTTACTGACACCGGTACAGCTGGGACGCCTAGCAACAATATAACAGTTACTGTAACGTTTGGACCTTTATTTACTGTAACAGCTGGTAAAACTATTAATTTAGATATAGCTGGTGATGCAAAATTATTAGCAGCGCAAGATGTTAACTTAGGAACAAACACTTTAGTTGTTTCTCTTGATTTAAATGAATATCCTAATGTTACAACCAGTATGGCTGTTAGTGATCAACCAACGGGCGCTACGTTTAACGTAGGCGTGGTTGATAATACTAGAATACATGTTTTAACAATACAAAATTTAATAGCTAATAAATCTACAAATATAGCTCAAATAAAAATAACAGCTAGTAGTGGTTATTATTTTTTATCACAACCTACTTTAAGTTTTACTAGATTATTTGAGCCACAAGCTCCTAATATAAGCTTAAAAGTAAATAGTGTAACAAGAGATAGTAATAGTAGGATAACAGAGTATATAATGGACGTGTTTTTTATTTCTGATGTACAAATACCACATCCTTCAGCGAGTTCAATAGGCACTAATCATACAGCCGCTTTTATAAACGCTTCAGCTAAAAAAGCTGTAACTAGTACTGATTTGATAAAAAATATTGTATATGGCTCAAATCAAGTTTCAGATAAAGGTGATCGTAGAGAAATAAAAGTATATGGTGACGTTGGCTCGCAATTTGATTTAACAATAATAAAAAATAGTAATAACACATCTGTGATGAGCACTGATGCAGGTACATCTAACGCTGATATTTTTCATCCAATAGCTGGTATTATAAAAGGCCACTCGGCAACAATACCTAGTAGAGGTTTTGTTTCAGTAATACAAGAATTCCCAGCTGGTACAGATACTTATGAAATTAAAGTTCAACCAAAAGGATCAACTACAATATTGTCAACTTTGTCTCCTGAAATAACGATTAGTCAGCTTGCTGATATAACTTTAAACCTAACAGCTTCTGATGGTAGTAATTATACAGTAGCTAGCCCCACTATAAGATATGTAGGAAAAGCTAATCATACAATAAATCAATTAAGTAATAGAGTTGGCACACAAACCCCTGTTCGTACTTTTGATTTTACATACGTAGCAACTAAAGGTGTTAGTGGTACTAAGTTTACCACACATAATAACCCTTCTTGGTCTAGCACAGATGCTTCTGCTTCAAACTGGACTCACTCAGTTTCAGCTAACAATGGTGGTACTCAATTAGAAATGTATAACTTAAAAACAGAAGTGAACGACGAAACAACTCCAACGGTAGCAACAATAACTGGTAGTGTTAGGATTGTAAAATTTGGTAATGCTACTGTTACAATGGAGTTAACTACTAGTGATTTTTTAACAATAACATAATATGGCAAATACAACATTACAATTTCCTAGAAATACATATCCTTCACTTCAAGTTGGGGACGTTGGCTATTACGCTGTGCTAGAATCAGAAGCAGTGGCTGGATTCCAAGTGAATAACACACAAGAGCAATTTGTTGAAATAGGTAAAGTTAAATCAATAGATCACTCGACTTCTTTAACAGATGGCACGCTAACAACAAGTATTACTTTTGATATGGCTGACAGTGTAACGCCACCTACTTCTTCTAACTTTATATTCTTTTCTAAAGACAACGCTGTTAATTGTTCTTCTTTAGTTGGGTATTACGGTTTAGTTAGATTTAAAAACAGTTCTGATGAAAAAGCAGAGATGTATTCAGCGGCATGTGAAGTGTCTGAAAGTAGTAAATAGTAATCAAAAAATGTAACTATAATATAGTAATAATTTAAAAGAATAATATGGACCCACTTACTTTAATAGGAGCAGCCTCTTCAATCGGCTCAAGTATATTCGGCGCTATATCAGCAAACAAAGAGCGAAAAAGAGCTGCTAGGCAAAGAAAAAAAGAAGAAGCTAAAATGAAGGAGCTAGAAGATATCTATGCTAATCTTGATACTAGTAATCCATATCTTAATTTAGAAAATACAATGGAAGATCTAACCATTGATCAGAGGCAAGCTGAGTTTGAAAGACAATCATTTCAACAAACTCAGGCTAATATAATGTCTAATTTAGCTGGAGCTGCTGGAGGTAGTGGTATAGCTAATTTAGCTCAGTCGTTAGCTCAACAAGGACAAATAGCCTCTCAAAAACAAGCGGCTAGCATAGGTCAACAAGAGAGAGCTAATCAAATGGCTAGGCAACAAGAAGCTAGTAGAATACAAACAATGGAAAGGCAAGGTGAAATATATTCTAGAGATTTAGAAAGAGAAAAAACAGCAACACTATTAGGTATGGCTCAACAAAGAACCGCTGCTGCAGCTCAACAAGAAGGCGCTGCACAGCAAGCTAAGTTTGGGGCAATAACAAGTGGTATAACTGGTATAGCACAAATGACAGCTGGTTTTCTAGGAGACTCGGTTCAGCCTGGTGGTATATTTGGAGAATCAGGAGCTAAATCAAGTACAGATTCTAGTTCTGACTCTGGCTTAAGCATGGAAGACTTAAAAAAATTACTAAACTCAGGAAACTCAGGAAATAAATAAAATAATATAGTATGGCAGATTCACAATTAATACAGGGAGCAAGAGACGTAGCTCAAGCAAAAAACACTGGTAAGTTAGCAGCATCAGAGGCTGCAACTAAAGTTGGTGCTTATTTAGCTGAGGGTATAGGTGATTTAGTACAAAAAAGAAATAAAAAGTTTAACGAGTTAATGGAAGCTGAGTTAGAAGCCCAAGGCAAAGACTTAAGTGATAAAGATTATCAAGAGCTAGTTAAAAGACTTCAAAAGAAAAGAGCTGGTTATGTGTATTTAAATAAAAGAGGTAGAGCACAAGCTGAAAAAGATTTAGAAGAAGATGGTAAAAAGATAATACAAGACAATGAAGACAAGAACGAAATGCTTGAAACATGCTTAGACGATTGTGAAGATTTACCAGAGAACGTACAAAATTGTATAGAAAATTGTTTAAACAACGATAACAAAGAAACAGATGAAAATGGAGATATAATATATAGAGTAGATTTTACTGTTCAAAATCCTGATACATTTGACGCTAATGTGTTTTTATATAACGACGATGGCACTCCTAAGTATACAGATAAAAATGGTAAAATGAGAACAGCTACATATAGCGAAGCTTGGAATGACACGACTCCTAACGCGGAGGGTAATGCTAGATTCACTATATCTGCTGATGGTAAAACTAGAACAACTATATTTGGCGTAAGTTATCCTAATACTAATGAGGGTTATAAACAATTTGTTGCTGACTCTAAAAAAGATTGGCAAGAAAGTGCTCAAAAAAAAGAAAATATATCAAAAAAAAGTGAGCTACAAACAGTAAGTGGAATGAAAGATGATCCTTATAGAGGTCTATTAATTGCTGGAGGAGAAGGCGGTAGTGAAGAGTTTATGACAGATGAGGAGATGACTAAAACCGGTATATCTCCTAACAAAATGATATCACCATTTACTAAGAAGCAACAAGAAAAATCTAGCGTTGGCAGTGAAGATACAAAGAAAAAATCTAGTAAAGTAACTGGAGATGGTAAATACATGACCATGAAAGATATTAAAAAGCTAGTAGATAAGCATAAGATAGATAGAGATAGTCAAAATAAAATAAAAACTATAATAGAAAAAGAAGTTGCTAATGCTGATGCATTTATCGCTGGTGACGAAAGAAAAACTTTTAATAGAGCCGCTGTTAAAATGAACTTTATGAATAATGTTTTAAACTCTGAAAACGCTAACTTAAGTTCACTTGCCACACATAAGCACTGGGGAGCTACGTCTTGGAAACAAGATTTAACTGAGGCATTATCAAAAGGTAGTTATGAAGACTTAGGTATAACGCAAAACCAGGCAAAGTCTAACGATCCAACACCTAAAACACCTATAACAGGTAGAGATGCTGTTATAATAGTTGATAGAATAATGAAAAACCAAGAGCTATTAAAAGAAACTTTAGCAGAATATTATACTCAATACGCAGAAAATAACTATAATGTTAAAGTAGGAAATACAAACAAAACAAAACGTCAAATAAAAGATGACGAGAACGAGTTTGCTTAATAGCAAACAAATATTAATAACGGGTAACTAACGATACAGTATGAATAAAAGATATAAATTCACCATGGACGGTGTAGTAAAATATAGAAACGTTGCTCCTGGCAAGGAGGACGCTTTCTTTGAAAAGTATGGACAATATAACCCTGTACTAGTAACAGATGATCCAACTACAAAATCTTACATGTCTACTCCGTTCACTCCTAAAAGAAACGAATTAACTGAAGATGATTTAGTTAAAATAGAAGAGTGGGTTGGCTCATTAAAAACTCAAGAGCCGGGAAAGGACATAGGGGTGGAACAACCCCAAACTCAAGAGACGGATCTGTCTCAAGAAAATCAGCAACAAATAGAAGGGAATACGGAATTAGATTTGGTAAAATCTTCTTCGGAATTACTGTCGAGTACAGTAGATAGTAAATTTGGAATTGCAGGTTATAGCGCTCTTACTGATACTTTAGATCTTGAGACTATAAAAAGTAATAACGCTAAATTAATAATAGAAAACTCATATCAAAATTATCCAGACGTAGAAAAAGAAATACTTAAAAAAGACGCTTATTTATTTGATCAATATAAAAATCCAGAAAATCAACTAAAAAATCCTCAAGATGTAGAAAGTTTGTTCGAAGGTAACACTGAAGAGCTTAATGATTTATATAATCTTGTTGGCAAAAAGGATGCTATGGTAGAAGCCTTTGGTTGGGACAATGTAAACCTAGATGAGTTTAATTTTAGAACACAAAAAGAACTTGAAGAGTTTAATTTAAGAAGAAATATAAATAATAAAAATATAATAAAAGGCAATAAAGTAGATTATAATTTTGAAGATACTAATAAACGTATGCCAATATATGATTTAAATAAAGATGGTATTGTCACTGAACTTGAAATTACTGAATACGAAAGAAGAGTAAACTTTATTACAGAAAGAAACGAAATAAACAAAGGTTACTTACAACAACTTGAGCAAAGTAAAATAGAGGCTGTTGGATTAGAATACGATCAAATTATTGACAAATACCAAAAAGAAATACATACTAAGGACTTGTCTTTAACTGACGATTTTAAAATAAAAACAGATGCTGTTGTTTTTTATAACGGTGCTACCAATACTTATCACATAGTTAGAAGTCACGATTGGAGAAGCTTTAATGAATACTGGAAAAATAGAGACAAAAGTAAACATCACCCAAACGACAAGTGGTTTACTAGCGATGCCTATTATTATAAAAGCGAATATGGCAATGTAAACTTTTTTGATGGTAGTTTTCGTGCTACCGAAGGAGGTGTTTTTCCTAAGCATTTACCACAAGGTCCTGGTAAAGCTTATGCAGTAAACTCTGATTGGGATGAGATTAATTATATTTTTAGACAACAAGATAAAGCAAATAGATCTTTTCTACTTAGTGATGATAGACTAGATTTAAATCCAGCACAAATAAACTACAAACAATCAAAGATAGATGAGCAAGAGTTTGATGATTCTGGCATAAGACTTTTTAATAGAGATTACACAAAAGAAGATTACGATTCAGAAACTTACATGCCTAACACAAATGAGTATCTTGAGTTTGATGCTAAGTTAAATAATGAGGCTATAGAAAACTTTAAGTTAAAAAGTGAAGAGCAAAGAAATAAATTTGCAGAAGAATACTTTAATGATCCAGATTATATAGAAAGAATAAACGAAATTCAAACTGAGGTTACACCACTTGTAGAAGAAGGCCTGTCATCTGTTTACTCAGATATTTATTTATTAGATGGCGTAAATTTAACAACACCAGATCTTTATTCTAATTTTAAAATACAAGCAGAAGAAATACACGCTTTACATATGGGCCTTTCTTTAAAACTGCCAAAAGACATAAACGGTAACGTAACTAAAGAGGCAGCAGAAGAATTTTTAAAACAATATAATAAAGAACTACAAGAGGCTTGGGACGGAGTACATTATGAATTTTATCTTGATTACAACAACGCTTTAAACAAAGCTCTTCAAGAGCATCCTTATATTATTGAAAGACAAGCTAAGTTTCAAGAGTTAGAGTTTGAAAATAATCAGAAGTTATGGGACGAATATATTAAAGAAAATAACTGGACAAGTAGATCTTTTGGGTATAGCGTATTTCCAGTAGAAAAATTAAAAGAAATAGCAGAACAATTAGATGCCGCTGGATTCTCAAGACAAGACAATGTTCAGATGCAAGATAGATTTTTAATGCTACAGCATTACTTAAAAGGCGCGTTAAAACAAGCTGAGCGAGAAAACCCTGAAAAATTTTTAGACGCAAATGTCAGAGCAAGATTTGTAAAAGAATACTATGATTATTTTTTTGATAGAATGAAAATTCAATCTGAGGCTTATAATAAAAATCTAGAAAACTCTGACTTTTGGCAGAAGCTATCAATGACAGATTTACAAAACAGAATTGACTTTGGTTACAATAGAGTTTATACAGACAGGTTTGGGAACACGCAAATGAAAGGCCTTACCGCTTATTATCCTAAAGACGTTGGTAATAAACACAATGATGGCAGTGTGTTTTATGCAGATGGATCTACTAGACAACCTGCTGTTATATATGAAAGTAATATTATGTATTACTTGTACTCTAACTCTGATTTTTGGAAAAAAGAAAGAAACAAATATCCAAACGATCCTGTTAAACAATATGAATATGCGGCTGAAAAATATGGCGTAACTGAACAATCTATATCATGGGCCGAGCAAACTATTAAAGACGGTGGTAGGTATTACGAAACATATGCAAACGCAAATGGTCAAAGTTATGGTAAGTGGCATGAAATAGAAGGTGGTTTTGATCCAAGTAAAAATTTAGAAATAGCTACATATTTATTAGGTCAAAGATGGCTTAGAGGCACTGGTAATAACGACTCTTTTATAGCGGATATGCAGCTTGCTAGAAATATGGCAAGTAAAATTATTGAAGCTCCTATGTCTCTTTCTGATTTAGGTGATACAAGATTAGAAAGATTTTGGAACGGCTTTACTAGTGGACCAAATTATGAGTGGGTGCCATTTTTTGGTTGGGTGCCAGAAGCTAAAAGAAAAGAAAAATTAAAAAGATTAGTTGACAAAGATCCTAGCGAAAGAACGGAGCTAGAAGAACAAATATTAATAGCGTACGCAATGAAGCAAGAGTCTGACAATAGAGTTTCAGAGTTATCTTCTTGGTATAACGGCGGTAAAATAGCTAAAAAATCCGCTGCATTTGTTATTGAGTTTGCTTCTACTAGCGGTGTTGGTAGTTTAATAAAAACTACTATAAAGACTGGTATAAAAAAGAGTATGACAGCGAAGCTCGCTAATGTAACTGTAGATAAAACTGGTAAACTAGTTTTAAGTAATGGTATGAAGTTGTCGACTGGGTATCAAATAGCTGATAAGGCTATCGACTTTACAGCATTTGTAACAAGCATTACCGCAAGATCTTCAATTGGTGGACTAGGTCATACCATAAACGGTACCATAGGAAGAATGACAGATGAGGTTATATGGTCATTTAGTACCGATGCTGACGGCTTAATAGACGGTATAGATGCTATTACCGCTTCTGATCCAGAAGGTATTGAGTTAGGTCTTAAAAAAGGCGAGGCATTTACTGAGGCCTTTGCTAGGTCGTATGGTATGACATTTGGTGAGTACATGACTGAGTCTATAGGATTTTTAATACCTGGTATGGGTAGAAGAATACTTAATATACCTGGAGTTACTAAAATTGGTGGTAGATATGGTGATATGGTTTTTGATAGTGATGTATATAAAAGGCTCACATTAGGTCATTTTATGAGGGAAAAAGGTTTTAAAACTGCGGCAGAAGTTACAGAATGGATGGCTGAAAGAGGTGGTTGGCACGGTATTCTTGGGGAATTAGGTGAAGAATATATTAATATACCTTGGCAAAATTTAATGGAAGGGCATGGCACTCCATTGCTAGCTGGCTTCCTTGAGTATGACATTAATGGCAACCCAGTTGGTATAGACTGGGGTTCTCAGCAAGAAATGTGGATAGGTATTGGTAGCATGGGATTAGCTTTTACTGGTGGTGGTGCAGTTGTCAGTCAAGTAACTGGTAGAAAAGGTAAATACTATGAAGTTAGTTTAAACAATAGAACAGCTATAAGGTATAATTCAAAAGAAGCAATGGATCGATACCTAAAAAGACTAGAGAGCGATGGTTTTTTTAACAACCCTAATAATAAAATATATATAAAAACATATAACGATTATGTAGCTGCTGATGAATATAGAACTTTACTTGAAACGTATCGTTTAGCTGAATCATCAATGGCTGAGATAGATATACTAGAAGATGGTGGCAAGTTAAATGAAAATCAAAAGGGAGAGTTATTAACTATAAACAATAGGTTAGATGAACTTAATGGAAAAAGGTTTTTAACTGAAGCTGAAACTCTTGAGAAAAAAGAATTAGAATCTAGAAAAATAGAGTTAACTGGTGGTATAGAATTAAGACACACTATTGAAGCTGATGGTACTAATAAGTTAACTACTGGCAAGACTATAGTAGCTAATGAACTTGATATACTATCTGTAGATGAGAAAGATGGTGGACTAGATGATGAAGGTAGACAAAGATTACTTGCCATTAATGATGAATTAGCAGAACTAAATGGCAAAAGAAGAAAGCTTACAGAAGAAGAATTAAAAAGAAAACAAAAATTAGAAGCTGAAAAACAAAAATTAATCGGTGATATTGAAGCTAAAATAATACAAAGAAAAACTAAAAGAGCCTACAACGAACAGGTTAAAAAAGTAAAAGCCATTATAGAAAAAGAGGGACTTACTGGTAAAATACAGATTACAGAAGAAAAAGGAGATAAAGAAACTAGGAAAAGTTTGTTAGAGTTATTTGGGTTAACTGAAGAAAACGGAAAGTTTTTTGATATAGAAGGTAACGAAGTTACTAACATCGGTATAAAGAAAGATAAAGATGGTAAAACAATAGATGAAGGACAAAAAATAGAAGATATATTTAAAGAGCTCCAAACAACGCATGGTTATTTTATACCAGCAGATATGTTAGGTAAAGGAGAGAAGAGTCATATAATAATAAACATGAGTGCTTCTTTTAAAAACCGTGGAGAGAATGTTGCGTCTCATGAATTTTTTCATTGGTATTTAAGTCAAGCGTTATCTAATACGCCTGAATTAAGAATAGCATTAGGCGAGTCGTTTAAAAGTTATTTAATGTCTATTGATCCTAAAGGTATTAGAGACAGTCAATTTAGACAAAGACTTGAGAGCTATATGAATGAAGATGCAGCTACTCAGTCTGAAGAGGCCATGGCTTTATTCTTAGACGCTATGGCTAGTGGAGAGCTTGCTTATAAAGAGTCTTTAATGCAAAAGATAGGTGCTATTATAAAGCATTTATTTAGAAGTATAGGTGTCGACATAACGTTAAATACTGGTAAAGATGTTTATGATTTTATAAAAGACTTTAATGATAGCATGCAGCGTGGTGATCTATCAGCTAGTCTAATGAAAGCTTTAGAAGATAAAATAAAAGCTGGTGATCAAATGATAGAGCTTTCTAATAAAGTAAAGAAGTTTCAAAAAGAACAGAAAGAAGCTTTTGAGAAAAAGTTCAAAGAAGATCTTACTTTTAAATTTATACAAGCAGGCGTTGAAGTAGATGACAAGACTATTGAAATGATATTGAAAGCTTTTACAGACAATCCTACTAGTAATGTTAAAAAATCCAAAACAGGTGGGTGGTCTACTGGAACCGAGATGGATCCAGCTGAGATTAACGAACAGGTTTATCAAGAGATTTTAGATAATGCTAAGAAAAATAATATACCTAATGATAAACTAAAAGACGCTGTAACAAGAAGAATGCGTGAAAAACTTTTTGTAGCAAACATGGCTGCTGCTAATAAATACGCTGCTCAAGCTTATGCTAAAGGTAAAGCTGCTTTAAAAGGAACTGATTTTGTAGCAGCTGCGCTAGAGGACTTGCAACAAGAGTTTTATGTAGAATTACATTTACTAACAGAAAGATGGAATCCTAGCACAGGTGTTCCATTTGGAGCTTACGTTCAAATGCCAAAAGGTTTACCTATAAAATATGGACAAGTATTAAATAGAGCTTTACAAAAAACAGGTTTAGTAACTCAATCACAAGCAGCACTTGAAGAAGCTGGTTATCAATTTACTGACAACTCTACAGGTAGTACTAATAGTGTATTACAAGAAGAGCAAGATAATAAGATATTAGTTAGAGATCAAATACTTAATTTACCAGATAATGTAATAGCTAATATAGAATCTGCTATTAAAAAGGCTAATATAAAATTAAAGAAAAAAGACGGTAGTGCTATATCGTATAAAGAAATAAAGCAAGAGGTTATAAAAGGAAAACTAAATGGTGTATTAGCAGATGTTGGTAATGCTTTTGGTATACCTACACAAAAGCTAGTTAAAAAATCTGATTTAAATAACGAACAAAGAACTAACGCTAGAAATAAAATAGTAGAGTTAGCTAAGAATAATAACTTAATTGATTTGCTACCAGAAGCGCAAGACCAAAATGCTACATCGACAGAGATAGTAAGAACTAAGTTTGGACAGTTTTATGAAAAGATAGCTGATAGGGCTTCTACAGCTGGAAAGCAAACCGTTGGTGGTCAAAAAATATTTGCTAAAAGAACTGGTGGTCAGAAAGCTTTATATGCTAAAATGGATCAAGTTCCTAATCAAGATATATTAGATATATTCGGTATTAATCAAGATGGTTCTTTTCAAAGTGGAACAAGATATGATGGCGCTATAAGAGAGTTTGCTATTCAATTAGCTACCGCCGCTGCTAATCAAGAGTTAAGATTAGATGCTGCTAGAAAAGGCGTTGATAAGAAAACAATTGAAGATGTTGCTAGTGGTAAGTCTAGAATACTATTTGCTAAAGGATCTAAGGCAGAGCAAGTTGGTGGGGAGTTTATTAATACAAATGAAACTATAAAAGAAATAAACCCTGAGTTTCAAGACGACGCTACTAGGAAGTTTATGAATATGCTTTTAAAGACATTGGGTTATAAGCCGATGTACGATTTTAGTACTAAAGAAAATATAGACGAGTTTTTTGATTTTGTAGCTCCACTTTGGATATCAGTTTTACCACCTAACGTTATGAGCTATCAGTATTTTTATCACAGTAAAAGAGTACTATCTAAAGGTGGTGATATAGTTATAGAAGTAGAAGGCAAACAAATAAAAACAAAAGACTACTACAAGCAAAGACTTGGAGAGTTTTATATTAAAAGAGGTAATCAATGGTTTGTTAGAAACGAAGCTGAAAGAAAAGCAATAGGTTTACCTCCGTTAAAAATAGGTAAGCCTTTTACTGGACCTGGTGCTAAATTTAAACACCAGACTTTTGGTGGGGCATTAGGAAATACCGCTGCTCAAATGAGAAAATCAGATAAAGACGGGACGGTAAAAAGGTTTAATGAGATTAACCTATCCGCGCATCAACAATTTTGGTCTAGAATAAATGAATCTATAAAAAACTCTGATCAACCTGTGTATGACGAGAATAACGTTGACGAAATAAAATATACTGCTGAGCAGAATAAAGAAAACACAATTAGAGGTTGGGGTAATTTCCTTAGAATGGTTGGTATGGACGTAACCCATATACATAGAATGGGTGAGGTTATAGGTTATTCACCTAACCCAAAAGGAGGTAGAATGAAGCCATCAAAAAAGAATCCTGAAGGTAAATTTAAACTCTACGAATGGGAGCATGCCATGCAGGCAACTCTAGCTTATTTATATATATTTGAATCTATAATAGAACCTGGTTACGATTTTGATACAGCTTATGATTTAGCTATGCAGAATTATAAAATTATAGCTTTAGACTATTTTTATAATCAATTTTTAGAAAGAGCTGGTAGAGCTAAAAGCATGGGTAAAAATTGGAATATATTTATGTCGTTTTTAGATAGATATTTTGACACTGAGGTTGTTAGATTAAATCAAGGTTTTAGTAAGGAAGATGGTATAAGTACTAGTAGTATTATTAGATTTGGAACTGGAGAGCAAACTTTCAAACAGTATTATGACATAAATAATGATGGTAGTTCAGCGGCAGTAGAGAGATCTTCAGCGGATATAAACACAACTAATAACTTAACTCAAGCTATTAGTAATAGAATAATGCAGAGTAAGACTGGTAAGACAAGAGGTATGTCAACATTTGATTTTGATGATACATTAGGTTTTACTAAGTCAGGTGTTAGAGTAACAATGCCTAATCCTGATGGCACACCTAAACCAAAACGTAAAGTTATATTCTTAGCTGGTGGAGCTGGTAGCGGTAAAGGTAACGTGATTAATAAACTAGGCCTAGAAGGTATGGGCTTTAAAATTGTAAACTCAGATATATCATTAGAGTGGTTAAAGAAAAACTCAGGACTACCTGCTGATATGCGAGACTTAACTAAAGAACAAAGAAGTACATTAGGTAAGTTAGGAGCTCAAGCTAGAAAAATAGCTAGAGGCAAAATGATGAAGTATCAAGGCGAAGGCAACGGTGTTATTGTAGATGGTACTGGTGGTTCTGCAAAACAAATGCAAAAGCTCGTAGATGAGTTTCAATCCAAAGGGTATGATGTTAGTATGTTATTTGTAAATACTTCATTAGATGTAGCCTTAGAGCGTAATAGGGCTAGAAAAGAAAGATCATTGTTAGATATTATAGTTAAACGTAATCACGAGGCCGTACAAAATAATAAGCCTACATTTAAAGAGATGTTTGGCAAAAGATTTATGGAGGTTAACACAGATAAGTTAACTCAAGAAAGCCCTATGCCAAAGACTCTTGTAAACAAGATGAACGACTTTGTTTCAGGTTATGAAAAACGTAGAATAGATGCTACAGAGTTTGCGGAGCAAGGAGCGGAAATATTAGAACAGGGTGGTAAGTTTGACTTTTCAGAATTTAATGATGTGGTTGACGGAACACCTGGGCCATTACTTGACAAAGCAAAAGAAAGAGCTGCTAAGTTCGGTACTAAAGATATGTTTGTTTTAACCGCTAGACCTCAAGCGTCAGACAAAGCTATACATGAGTTTTTAAAATCACAAGGTTTAAATATACCTTTAAAAAATATAACTGGTTTAGCTAACAGTACTGGTGAGGCGAAAGCAAAATGGATGTTAGAAAAGTTTGCTGAAGGTTATAATGATTTATATTTTGTAGACGATGCTTTGGCTAACGTTGAAGCTGTGAGAGAAGTGTTAGATCAACTAGATGTTAAATCTAAAGTTGTACAAGCTAGAGTTAAGTTTAGTAAAAATGCAAGCATAGACTTTAACAAAATGCTTGAGCGTAAAAAAGGTATACCATTTGATGAAGTTATATCTGGGCCTGAAGCTAAAAAAAGAGGTAAAGGCAAAGGTAGATGGGATTATTATATACCACCATCTGCAGAGGATTTTAAAGGTTTGTTGTATTACTTTATAGGTAAAGGCAAACAAGGAGAAGAGGATTTAAAGTTTCTAGCAGAGTACCTTCTTAAGCCATTTGCTAGAGGTATCAGAAACTGGAACGCTTATAAACAAAGTATGGTTAACGATTTTAAAAATCTTAAAAAACGTTTTCCAAAAATAAAACTAAATAAAAAGATTAAAGGAACAGAGTTTACAAATGATACAGCTATTAGAGTTTATTTATGGGATAAATCTGGATTTGATATCGAAGGTCTGTCAGTTCAAAAACAAAAACAATTAGTAGACTATGTTAATAGTAATCCTGATATAAAGAAATTTGCTGATGCATTATCTATATTAAGTAAAAGAAAAGAAGGTTACTTACAGCCTAGTGAAAATTGGATGATGGAAACTATACCAACTGATTTAAGAAATATAGTTGATAAAATAGGTAGAAAAGAGTTTTTACAAGAGTGGATTGAAAATAAAAATATAATACTAAGTAAACAAAACATAAATAAAATAGAAGCTGTCTATGGCTCTTGGTTTAGAGAAGCGCTAGAAGATATATTATTCCGTATGGAAAACGGTGGTAATAGAAAATCTGGTGGTAATAGAACTGTTAACTTCTTTACAGAGTGGATTAATGATTCTATTGGAGCTATCATGTTCTTTAATATGAGATCCGCTTTACTTCAAACTATATCTACAGTTAACTTTATAAATTGGGGTGATAACAATTTATTTAAAGCCGCTGGGGCCTTTGCTAATCAACCTCAATTTTGGGCTGACTTTGTTATGCTATTTAACTCTGATCAACTAAAACAAAGAAGAGGTGGTTTACAAACAGATGTATCAGCATCGGAACTAACAAAATCATTTGCTGAAAATGGTTATAGTCCTAGAACTTTATTAAGAGCTTTACTACAGTTTGGTTTTACACCAACTCAAATCGCGGATAGTTTTGCCATAGCTTTTGGTGGCGCTAGTTTTTATAGAAACAGATACAATACTTACATAAAAAAAGGTATGACACCTGAACAAGCTAACGAGCAAGCAATGTTAGACTTTCAGGAAATAGCAGAAGAAACACAGCAGTCTTCAAGAGAAGATTTAATATCACAACAGCAAGCTACATTATTAGGTAGGTTTGTTTTAGCTTTTCAAAACGTTACAATGCAATATGGTAGATTAACTAAGAAAGCTTTATCAGATCTTGTTAACAATAGAGGTGATATAAAAACTAATGTATCTAAAATACTTTACTATGGTCTTGTTCAAAACATTGTGTTCTCAGCATTGCAATCAGCATTAGCATTTATAATGTGGGGAGATGATGAAGAAGAAATAAAAAATAAAACAGATAGAGTAGCTAACAACGTTTTAGATTCATTTTTAAGAGGTACGGGTTTATATGGAGCGTTAGTGTCTACGCTTAAAAACACAGTTATACAATGGAACATACAGCAGGAAGCTGAATACGGTCAAACAAAGGTTGAGAAAGTAGCATTGGCAACACTTGATCTATCACCACCAATAGGTAGTAAGGTAAGAAAAATAGTAAACGCTTTTTATTCAGAGTACTACGATAAGGGCGTGTCTGATGAATTAGGGTTAAGAATTGAAAGTCCTCAAGTTAGAAAGTGGGCTTACATAATTGAAGGTGCTACTAATATACCTTTAGCTAGATTAGTTAATAAAGCTAACAACTTAGAAGAAGCTGTAACAGGTAGCCATGAAACTTGGAAAAGAGTTATGATGGCTATGGGTTGGAGCATGTGGGAGCTTGGTGTTGAAGATGAAGAGCTTGAAGCTGCAAAAGAAACCGCTGAAACAAAAAGAGAAGAAAAAAAGAAAATAGAAAAAGAAAAAGAAAAAGAACAAAAGAAAAAAGAAAAAGAGTTAGAGAAAAAGAAAGAAGAGCAAAGACTAAAAGATGAAGGTTACAAAAGCATTAGATGTTCTGGTATAAAATCAAATGGTAAGAGATGTAGTATAATGTCGCAACCTACTAAAGATAAAAAATTCTTATGTTATCACCACATGGCATTTACTGACGGTATGGATAGAGACGGTGATGGTATCAAAGAATATAGATGTACTGGTATTAAAAAGAATGGTAAAAGATGTAAGAATAAAACAGAGAACGAGAACAAAAGATGTTATGCTCACCAATAAACGTGTGATTATATTATAGAATCAAAACTTTAAAATATGATAAACTGGATTAATTCTTGGAAAGCAGGTAATAAAAAAGAAATATATGAATTAACTTTTAGACTAGGAACATGGACAATGTTTGAAGTAATGTTTTGTCCTTGTGCTAAGTGTAAAAATAAAGGAACGTGTCCTAGATTTAGATTTATGATCTTAAATTTTGGATTTGAAATATAAATAAATGAAATGGATAGGCCAACAAATATACGATTTTGTATCAAGATTTCGTAACGACGTATACTTAGAAGATATCTCCACTGGTACAATTGCTAGTGGAGGTAATCTTGGCCTAGATTCAAACAATAAAATAGTTAAATCAGATAATCCAGCTGGCACAATAGATTTAACTTCAGAAGTAACTGGTATATTACCTGTAGCAAATGGAGGTAGTGGCGCTAGTAGCCTTACTAGTAATAGAGTATTAACAGGTAATGGATCTAGTGCTATACAGGCTGAAGACAATTTATACTTTCAACATCCATCACTAATAATAGGAGCTGATGATGACTCAATGTCGATAATACAAAAAGCAGAGCATAGCGATGGTCATGGAGGTGTATTTAAAATACAAGGCGCTCCAGCTAACGCTGGTCAAACTGATAAAAACGGTGGTGATATATATATCTCTGCTGGAAGACCTACCGGCGCAGGAACATTTGGTGAAATACAATTTTATGGAGGAGATGTTGAGGGAACCGGTACTTCATTAAGAACTAATACTTTAATTTCAAAATTAGCTGGTAACGCTGCTACGTCAACTGATTTTTATTTATACGAAAGAGCTGGGGCTAGTAGTGATGATTATTTTAAAGCCTCTGTTGCAGCTAATGGAGCAACAACACTTTCTACTACGGATGGGGCGGGTACATCAGCGGGAACGTTAACTTTAGATGCTGACGGTTTAATTAACATAGATGCTGATAGAAACGGTGACGTAAACTTTCAAGACAACAGTGTAACGTTTGCAAGGCTTAACAACGTTGGTGGCACTTCTAATTTATTTTTATATGAAGCCGCTGGAGCAAGCTTTAACGATTATTTTAAAATAGCTACAAACACTAAAGGTAATACTATAATAAGTACTGTAGATGTTGATGGTACAGATGCTGACTTAACGTTAGATATTGATGGAACAATAACAATAGATTCAACTGATGGTATAGTAAATTTTGATGAGGATACAGCCTCTATGGCAAGAATACAAAGTGGGTTAGGCAATATATTAGAAGTGTTTGGAAACTCGAATGGACCTGGTAAAATATCATTAAGTGAAGATACAGATAATGGTACAAATGATATTATAATACAAGCGCCTATTGACATAAGTGGTAACCGAATTCAACAATTAGCTGATGCTAGTGGTTATATTGCTTTAACAAATGATGCTTCCGGCAGACAGTTTTGGATGCAAACTATAGGTGGTTATAAAACAAATAACAACTCTAGCACGGTTTATTATTTTCCATTTAGAGGAGCAACTGGTGATAATTGGGGTAATTCTGATAGCTCTATAAGTTCTATAAACCAATATGATGCTGCTGCGCATTTCATGATAGCGCCAGCAAGTGGTGTAATAACAAATATAAAAGTTCACGGATATGTAACTGGAACAACAGACCCGTTTAAATTTTACATTAAACATAGTGCTATGACGAATAACGCAACTAGTATATCATTAACAGATATGTTTAATACCTCTACTATAACTCCTTCAACTACTCTAAGAACTTGGAGTCACACTGAGGATTTTAGTTCTAATAACACTTTTGATGAAGATGATATGTTATTTTGTTTTATAAAAAAAGATTCAACATCTGGAAGCTCTTCTCACTATTTTCAAATGACAATAAGTGGATATATAAACGTATAATTAAATTAACAAAATGGCTATAACTAAATTTACAGACGATAAAAGTAATAATAAATACGACGAAGTAATACCTACTAATGAAGAGGAAATGGACACAATGCAACATTTTTTAAAAAAGTTAGTTGACAAAACTGATGAAGGGGTAGATAAAACAAACGAGCATATAAATAAAATTATAACAGTAGGATCCAACACAACGCTATCATTTGGTGATATGGTTTTTACTACGGTAAAAGGTAAGACAACTCATAGTATAGTAATGACTGTAACTTACACTGATCCTTCTAGTAGCAAGGTAACAACAAAAACGACAACACTAACACTAGCATAATGGCATTACATAAAAACATAACATCAGACAGTGTAGCGGTAATCTTAATAAAAAAGGGTAGCAATTTTGTAGCTGTTAATAAAATGACTATATCTAATAATAGTGATAACCCGGCTACAGTTATAGTAGATTTTTTTGATGGAACTAATGTTTTTTATCTTGTAAAAAATTTAGTAATACCTAGTGGTGTTACTCTTGTATTAGAAGATAACTTAAAGTTTGATTCTAAAATATATAATCTTAGAATATATAATACTGGAACTAACCCAGATTTAACAGTAATAATTAAGTAATGAAATTAACAAAAGAAATAATAGAGAAAGGCGTTAAGGCCAAAGGGTACAAATGGTTTGAAACAGGTGACTATAATATTAACATAGTCGGTGTAAGAAACTCAGGCACTGGTACCGAAGTAACAAACAAGTTTGACGATAAAATTACATTATCATTTAAATGTGATGACCAATGGGAGTTTTATTGTTACGATTGCACCACTGATCCCGGTAAGTATTGGGTGGAGAATATAATGAGAAAGGAAGGTGTGGCCGTCTTGAAGGAAGGGCAGTATCGCGGCTCTCATAAAATTAGATTACATCAAGGTAGATATGAAGCGTTAGGACAAAATGGTCCTGTTACAGTATATAGAGATGCTAACAAAGATGGTAAGTTTGATTTAAGTGATGATAATACTCAAACAGGTTTGTTTGGAATTAATATACATAGAGCAACTAAGTGGGGTGGTAAAAAATCTACTAAGGTAGACAAATGGTCAGCTGGTTGTCAAGTGATAGCAGCTAATGATGATTGGCATGAGTTTATGGATATATGTAGAGTAGCTAGAGATAAGTGGGGTAATAGCTTCACATATACATTATTAGATAGTAAAGATTTAGATATATAAAATGAAACAAATAATAATATTATTTCTGTTAGTTTGTACTGTAAGTACAGCACAGATAAAAGAGTTTTTCCAATACTCAACTTTCTATACATCGATGTCTATGAATACGTCGTTTGTTGAGAGAGAAGATTATAGGGCTATAAACAAAGGCTATGAAGATATAACTGAAATTAACGCGTACGATTACAACTTAACGTTAGGCGTGCGTAAAATAGCAAGATTTGATTATGAGACGAAGAGACAGACATGGTACACAGGTACTGAAAGAAACACTGCAGATAACGTCACTATTGGTAATGCTAATGGTTGGGAGTATTTGTTTAATTATTCTTTTATACGTAATCGTGG